TGATGATGATGATGATGATGATGATGATGATGATGATGATGATGATGATGATGATGATGATGATGATGATGATGATGATGATGATGATGATGATGATGATGGTGACAAAGATAATGGTGATGCTCTTGCTGCTTCTGCTGCTGATGATGAAGACGATGCTGCTGCAGCGGCGGCAGCGGTTGCTTCCGCCGCTGCAGCTGCTCTTGTTTTTTTCCACACATCGAGTGTCATGGTTGGTACCGACCTTGTATGTGTACGACTAAATTCGGATAGGTTGGCACTCGCAAATTCAATATAAACTTTGTTTTCGGTATCTACATTTACATTATGTATCCAACCGTCAGGTAGTTGAACCTTTGCTTTTTCTAAAATAGTTTTGAGTAATAGTTTGAGTTTGTCATCAGAATATTCGCTATAGTCTTCAAAAGTGATAGGGATATTATATGTCCTATTACCACCTTCATATTCAAAAAATATGTTACCTTTATTAGCACCTTCTTCTTTTTCTACACCAATAGTATAATCATGTAATATTTCATCTACTGCTTCTTTGTCTGATATTGCTTTTGCTTCCATCAAATTCGTTTAAACTACTGTATTATAGTATTATTTATATTATCATGATTTAAATATTAAAATTATAAAAACACTTATTTAAATTACTAAAAGTTATTCAAATTATTCTACGAAATGAATTTAGAACTTTCAAAGTTTGACATGAGGTCCATCAGTTTCAAGCCGAATGAAAATAAGGGCCCCGTTATCGTGCTCATCGGACGGAGAGATACCGGAAAAAGTTTCTTGATTCAAGACTTAATGTACTACCACCAAGACATCCCCATCGGCACCGTCATTTCGGGCACAGAAGCCGGCAACAACTTTTTCGGCGAGCACGTTCCTAAACTCTTTATTCACGACCAGTACAATACCGCAATCATCGAAAACATTCTCAAACGCCAAAAAGCCGTACTAAAACAAATGAAGAAAGAAATCGAAACGTACAAGAAGTCGTCCATCGACCCACGCACGTTTGTGGTGCTGGACGACTGTTTGTACGACAACAAGTGGACCAAGGACATCATGATGCGCCTGCTCTTCATGAACGGGCGTCACTGGAAAATCATGCTTGTGATTACGATGCAGTACCCACTCGGTATCCCGCCCAACCTGCGAACCAATATTGACTACGTCTTCATTCTGCGCGAGCCTTATATCGCCAACCGCAAGCGCATCTATGAAAACTACGCCGGCATGTTTCCCACATTCGAGTCGTTCTGCCAAGTCATGGACCAGTGCACTGAAAACTTCGAGTGCTTGGTCATCAACAACAACGTCAAGTCCAACAAGCTGCAGGACCAGATTTTCTGGTATAAAGCACAACACCACGGTCCATTCAAGTTGGGGTCCAAAGAATTCTGGGACATTTCAAAGGATATGAACTCCGACGAGGAGGAGGAAGTGTATGACCCTGCAAATATTAAAAAGAAGGGCCAGGGTCCGAAAATAAAAGTAAACAAAAACAAAACCGGAGGTGGATGGTAGGCAGGGTTGCTATAATTTGTATATTTAATTTTTAAAACTTATTTTTTAAAAATTAAGCTTTAAAAAATATTTTTATTTTTATTTTTATTTCTATTTTTATCTACTATCTACTATCTACGGTTTTAAAGTAAACAATTCGGATATAACATCATAGAGTCCAGTTTTTTCACTCGTAATGCTAATTTTATTCAGTGCAGACAAAATATTTAAACCAATGATTGACCCTGCATAGACCTTAAACGGGACTCCAAGTATGGTTAGATACGTTCTAATACTGTTGCTGGCATCCCTCACGTTTGTTCCGTCAAACGTAAACACTACACCGTTTATTTTCACACTTTCATTTGCATTTAGTGGAATGTATACCGACGTATTATTCGAAACATCATCGACCGTTATGGTTACAACTTTATTTGAACTTGCATCTAACGTAGCCGGAACTTTCAGTGTAAATGTGGCAGTTTCGAGTTCGGTCACGGGACTCGAAAGCATCGCGTTAATATCGGCCCCAGTTAACGGCGTACCAATTTGAATCGCGCCAACTGCAACATTGTTGATGTTACTCAGCAACTGCAGCTTCTGTGTGGTACTGAACGTAGGTAAATTAGTGGCACCGCTGATGTTTGCGTTCGTGAAATTGGTCTCAGTGATTACCGCACCCGAAAAATTCACATTGCTCAAGTTTGCGCCCGAAAATGAAACACCCGAAAGGGTCGACCCGTCCAGTGATGCGCCTGATAAATTAACGCCCGCAAAGCTTGTACCGGGTGAAACGGTTTGCCCTGCAAGTGCCGTCCCTGCTGCAGTTATTGACATGGTTGAAGCGGCATTAGCGGGCGCATATATTCCGGATTCTGCTTGATAAGCCGTTATTGTAACCGTTCCCGCGCTCTTCAGGGTTACTAGACCCGAATTTGAATCAACTGTGGCAAGAGACGGGTTACTACTGGTATATGTTACCGCCCCCCCACTTGGACTGCTCGCAGTAACGGTGAATGCAGCATCGGTAACATTTTTCGTGGTTGGTATATTCGAGAATGTAAGGATGGGGGTTACTTTTGATACTGTGAGCGTGTTGCTCGTTATTGAAGCGCTAGTAAACTGGTTCGGAACCGCTGCTTGGGTCGCATTGAAACTCGCGTCACCCACGTCAACCAGCGTTATCCAGTTTCCGGACGCATCAATGGTTGCAACTGCTGGGTTGTTGCTGGTATACGTGATTGCGCCGCTGCTATTACTTGTCGGACGCGTGGTAATAGCAAACGACGCGTCGCCGTAGACCTTCGAGCTTGCAACGCTGAATGTGGACGTGGAAAGAGTGGGCGTACCCAACGAAACCGTCAGTGTGTTGCTCGTTATACTACCGCTGGTATACTGGCTTGGAATTGCGGCTTGAGACGCATTGAAACTCACGTCGCCTATTCCAACCAGAGTAATCCAGTTACCCGAAGCATCAACCGTCGCAACCGACGTATTACTGCTGCTGTACGTGATGTCGGAACTGCTGTTACTAGTTGGTCGCGTAGTAATGTTGAATGACGCGTCACCATAAGACTTTGCGCTCGGAACCACAAACGTAGACGTTGATAGCGTATTTTCTACCGGATTTGCTTGAATAAAAACAATGCCGCTACTGTTTATCCCATCGCCACCATATACATCCGTGTACGATACCCCATTTATTGTGGCAGTTGACAATTTTGTATAGTTGCTATTTGAGTCTCGGGTATATACGTAACTGCCATAGTTCACGTACGTCGTTCCAGAAATGGTAACCGGCTCCCCTTCTTCACACGCAATAACCACGCTACCAGAATTGGCGGGGATGGTAGCAGTCGCCTCTATAGTGTACGACGACGAAACAAAATCGGGAACAATGATATTCAGCGTCGTCCCGCTAGAAATGCTCGGATTCAATATTTTAAGGTCACGTGTTTGCGATAAAGAAAATGTATTATTATTCAACGTTGTCAAGTTCACTCTGCGCCGGTTGTCTTTTTTGCGTAGAATGTCGTATCGGTCCATGTCGGTATAATGCGACCCAGATAAACTAAACGTTGTTGCGGTAGTTGTTAATGCTGCAAACGCATCCACCATGGAATATATTGAAACAACTCCTGTTAGACTTCCACTTACAGCACTCGAATCTCCTCCATACCCCGCATCACCCCATGTAACGATGGTTCCTCCTGCGGTTAATGCTGCAAATGCGTAATTAGAACCGCGAATTGCAACAATACCGGTTAAACTGCTACTTACGGAAGACGAATTACCACCACCGCTCGACCCACCCCACGTAACGACGGTACCGTTACTTTTCAAAGCCGCGAATGCTACATATGTGGCATAGATTGAAACCACTGACGTTAAATTTCCGGCTACGGAAGATGAGTTTCCGCCATTTGTTGAATCTCCCCACGTAACTACGGTGCCATTCGTTTTCAATGCTGCAAACGCATGCCTTGTAGCGGCTATTACCGATACACCCGATGAAATACTCGAACTAACGGACGTCGACGTTCCGCCAAAGCTTCCGCCCCACGTAACTACGCTTCCATTCGTTTTTAATGCGGCAAACGCGTTTCCGGTGGAAAAAATAGCAACTACATTCACAAGATTGCTAGAAACGGAAGATGAAT